GCTCGATATGAGCGGTTTTTTTAATTCAATCGAAAACGAAGCCACTATTGCGCTGGCATGTTTTCGATAATGCGTTCACGAATCAACTTAAGCGTTGGCTCGGTCGATAGGTAATCCACCTCAATTGGGAAATACGCATCGTTGATTTGCAGCACCAAACTAGGGTAAGAGTTAACACCCAAACTTTTCGCTAAACTCAGTTGGTCTTGGAATACACCTTCCAATAACGTGCCATCCATATCATTTTTAAACTGCTGCACATTCAAGCCAATCTCTTTCGCTAATTGAAGATGCGTTGCTTCTTCATGAGGCGGCATTGCACGTAGATAATAGGCGTGCTGAATCGCTTCGAGCATTTGCTCATACGAATCTTGGAATCCCGAGGCGATAACAGCGCGGCATGATTGATACGTACTTCTCACTGGTGTGCACAGTTTCCAGAAATCGTAATTAAACTTGGTGCCTAGCTGAGTTTCGATTTGCTTCCAAATCCCTTCAAGCTTTTGTTGCATTTCTGGCGGCATTGGCAAATTAGTATCTGGTGCAAGCCCACCCACCACATACTCAAACTGAATCACACCTGGCAGTTGTTGTTTTAGTTTTTCGATGGTTGGTTTGTATCCCCAGCACCAACTGCACATAGGGTCATGTACGTAGTAAAGCTTTATGTTCACTTTAATAATTAAACCTTTAAAATCATTTGGTTAAATCAAACAAAAACATTAAGTGGCGATGAAGTGGCGACACATTTAAATCTAATTGCTTGGTTTAGACTTCGAAGTTAACGAGCTGTCCGGCAAAGAAGCAGGCTTTAGCTCTTCTCATGCACTCCCCACGAAAACAGCGATTTCTTACCGTTAACTTCAAAGTCATTTCAAAATCTCAGAGTAATTATACAGTCTCATAAATTGAAAAACTTATTTATCTTGGCAATTCGCCTTCAAGCCAATCTATACAAGGCTTCGCAATTGATCGTCTCTTTCTTCTTTTGATCGTCTTTATTTATGACATAACATACTAACCCCATAATTTCAAGCACTTACAAATCACCACCTAATCTTTCCAGATCATTAAAATTGCAATTTACTGAAATTCTTTTCAACTTTTGAAATTTCTAAAATGGCTCTAGAAGCGATTCTTAGAGGTCTTGGGGATTCTCCAACCCCGCAATGGCTAAGGCTTCGCTTGATACCGAGCGTGCCACACGGGTAGACATATTTCGACATTTGAGTATTGCGAAAAAACTAGATCGAAAACGTCGCAGGTGGGGGGATGAGTGCGGATTCCGTCACCTAGAGGTGGCCTTCCGTCACTGGATGCTCCTGTTCGTGGTTTAGCCGCATCGGGCGCGTAATTGCTGCTGATGTTCGAGGCAAAAGAAAAGCGCCCCTTGGTAGGCGCTTGGTATGGCTAGAATCGGTTTCTAGATTATTGGATGTTCTCCGGCAGAGCTGCCACTCGATATGTTTGCTTTGGCATTTTGTGTGATTTCGTCATACACAGCATTGGCGATCGCTTCTGCCATCTTCCCTGCCATAGCGAATTCACCTGTAAGAACGAATCCTTGTGCTTGGAGTTCGTTCTCTAACTTCTCTTTGAGTGATGCTTTACTCATTGCCATGTTACTTACCTGCCTTAACTGTCGATGACAAATCAGAGTGAGGTTTACCTGTGTAAGCACAAATGCAGTCACCTTGCACAACACCTTTACCACCATTCATGGTGATAAGGTCAGCGACTTCTATGATTTTCTTGGCCGTAGTGGTTTTGTTGTTTGTGATTTCTTCTATTTTGTCTTCCAACACTTTGATGCATTGATTTAAACATTCGGTGATGTTGTCTTTGTCGGTCTTGCTTACGAAGTTACCTTCTTCATCGACCAACTGGTAAACACCTTGGCGTTTTGGTATCGGCTTTCGCCTTGCTTAATTGCAGGTAACTTGAACCCCAAAGGCAGCACACAACGAATAAACGGCTTATCCGGTTGGCCGAACATAAAGCCTATTTCGACAATACTTCCGATTGCAGGTGGCTCAAATCTACCAGCCTATTCACCCACACCTGGTATTGGTAGTGGTACCGCCTGAAGTGGTGGTTTGTCTTTGAACTCCACACCCTTTTCATCAAGCAGCTGAACGTCCACTGCGTAATGCGGATAAAAGCGCTCCGAAATGTCGTCCTCTTCTGGCAGCTCAGGTAGCGCAACCACCTTACCCCATCGTGGCAAGTGCCAGCGTCCGGTCAGTTCTGGCAACAGTCGGAAGATGATCCGCTTAATTGCATTTACGTCCATGTCAGCTTCACCTCTGTTCCTTGGAAATCAACGCCCACCAAACGCAAGCCATTGACGATGGCGCCCGGTCTTAACTTCGGGCTAGCGGGCATTTTCACTGACTTGGCCGTAGTGTGTTGAGTCATCAGGTTATCTGGAATCGTAACTGGCTTATCTGCCCAGTAAGAGTCTTTCCAAGTGCCCACATAGATTTGGCCGTTACCCTGCTGTTGCCAAAAAAACAGGTCTTCAATACCGAAGGCTTGAGACAGCTCGTCCATCACTCGATAGCCATTACCATCACTGTAAAAGCAAGGGATAGAAGTTTTACTGTAAGCCGCTTCAGGTACCACAAACTGCAGTCCGGTTTTGTTGGTCACATCGCTAAGCAATTGCATCAATGTCGGGTGGCGCAGTGTGATATCGAGCGGCTTAAACAACAATGCCGCCAATTCGCGACAAAACGGTTCTGACCACCCTTTTTCTGATGCTTGAACCCATTCGATGTAACCAAGAAATACCCGCGAGATGCTGTCACCCCACCCGATGTCCACCGCAATGATGGTGTTTACCTTTGGAGAACCTTCAACGGAAATCGAGCAACGACCAGGTGTATTAACATCAAAAAGAATGCGATGGTTCTTTGCTTTAACCTTTTGACTGCCAAGATAGGCTCGACACACGAATTTGTGGTTTGGCTCCATTACCTCCCCCTATGACAATATTTCGTCTAGTGATTTGAGAAACTTCATGATGCCTGTGAATTCGACACTTGTATCCGGCGGAACGTCTTCACTTTGGCCCATTTCTACTTGGGTAGTCACCCCTTGTACCTGCTGTTGTGTTGCTGGTTTATCTTCCTGACGTTGTTCAACATTCCTTTCTTTGGTTGCAGAGCGCGTCCGTTAACGTCTTTTTGGGACCGAATGCGCTTTCTGGTATTGGTCGTTTCCCAACGGCCAAGAGTTTTCAGTATCCAGACTCGCTTTTTAGGTGGCAGAGCCAGCATGGCCAGCTTTTCCTGCTGTTGAGCACATCGCGCTCATTGACCTTAATTTGCGGCTTCATTCACTAACTCCGCTTCTTCTACGGTGTAGATTTCAACGGCCTGTACTCGGTAGGTTTCCCCTCGCCAAGTGATCATTCCCGCTGGATCAGGAATCAGCTCTATCGGCTCCATCATTTCCAATTCAATGGCAACGTCGGCTACTTCACTGCTGATCACATCAACCGAAAGGTCTGGGTCGCCTAACTCATCTTCATTACGAGTGGTGTCGTAATCGCTCAGCCAACAGGCAACCAAAGCAAGTAAACAGCGGGGGTCTAGAAGTCGGTGTGGAAACTCTTCAATACTGATCACTGCGTTGTACTTCCAATGACAAGCGATATAACCGCCGTTCCCTCGGTCTTCACCGTTTGGCACGATGGAGCCGTTTTCCTGCCAAGCATCGATTTTGTTATCGATCACATTGGAATTCAGGTGACTGACGATGTAATCCGTCAGGTGTTCCAGCTTGGTTTTGTTGTAAGTGGTTTCGCTCATATCGAGTCAATCCCATTTGCACTGCGGCCAAGGAGTGCACGCACATCTTTGTTACTCTGGGCGAGAAAACGTGCCTCTTGTTCCGGTTCATCCGTTGCCACGCTTTCACCTTCTTTTCGGCGGTCTTGATTCGCAAACTCTTTCATCAGTTCGGCGTGAGCCCGACCATAAACCGCACGTTTGTAGAGCATGATTTTCGGGTTGCTCAGCACAGGCTTTTCACCATCTACGATCAAGCTTTCTAATCGTTCTTGAATATTCAGCGCGGCAATGGTCACCGCGTAGTTCAAAGAGTCGTTATCAAACGTATGGGGAACACGGCGTAAACTGCAAAATTCAGCCGTAGATAAATCCGGCCATCCTTCACCTGGTATGGCGATATCGACTGCGCTGTTAACATTTCCGCCAAAGCTCATAACGGTCCCTTGATTAGTTAAATTAGGGCGCCTCTAGCCACTGGGTCGACGGTATCGAGTTAGCCGGTTAGCATCTCTTACCTCACCAGCCGAGGCGCGGTGGCGTAGGAGTCTTTACAGATTCTTGCCTTCGTTAATGGCGCGAATACGGGCTTCAATCTTCTTAATTTGGGTACCTACCCCCACTTTGCTGTTCTTATCGTGCGCGTGTTGAGCAGAGCCAAGGCTTTTTCTAGCGTTTCTACGTTGCCAACAGCTGTGGCTTGCGGCTGGCCTTCTTCATTTCGGATCAGGTATAAACCAGCGAACTTGTACCACTTGGCGTGAACCTTCTCGTGCAAGCGCCACTCTTTCTCGACCTTGTCGAACACCTGGGAGAAATAAGGCTCAATGGAATGACCACGTTCAGATTCTTTCTCCGCCCATGCCAACACTTCGTCAGCACAGAACGTCGGCCAGTCACGGCGGAAGTTTTCTGGCGTAGGCAAATCTAGCTTAATGGCTTTCATGCACCACTCAATCGCGGCATCTAGCTCTTTAATGTCGAATAGCCAAACCACCATGTTGGTAAAAATTGGGTTTTCGAACGCTTCGCCACTTTCTAAGTAGGCCTGAACATACGGCTTGTATTTCGGTACCAGCACTTCACGCTTGTGCTTAATTCGATCAGCGATGGCGTTAAATGAGCGCAAATACTTTCGGTCTTCTTCAAACTCAATCAGCTTGATGTGCAGGCTGTCGGTATCTGCACCGGAAACGACTTCTGGTGCAGACTGGTTAGCTTGCTGTTCAATGAGCTTTCGACGCTGTTTTGCTAATGGGCTAACCATAAATCACCCCACCTATACCGCTGGTTCAACAACGGTCACCGCTTCAATCGCAGCGAACTTGTTCAGGTTGCCGATGGCGTAACCTTCCATACGGATATGGTTTTGATTGAAGCGAAGCGTATCTTCATCGTTCTTTTGCTTACGCCACTGCGTACGTTCCTGCGTGAGTACTTGCAGGTTTTTGGTGTTGGTTACCCAAACCTGACCGGCTGGGAAGAACGGCGCTTGATAGGCTTTCTTACCTGCAATGGTTTTTGCCAGTTGTTGAGCAGCTTTGTGCTCGGTAGGCGTGTTTGCCGCTTCCAGTAAACGGTGCTGCTCTGCTGCGACCAGGTTTGAACCGACGAGAACCACAAGATCAAGGTCTTGGCGGTGCTCTGGCGCAATCGTGGTATTGATCAGGTCTTGAACCAACGAATCTAGGTTTTTGCAAGAATCCGCGGCAGCACCTGTTGGGTCGAGTTGGGCAGAAGCAAGGACTTGGCTCGCTTTCTTCTCTTTCGCGATAGTCAGCCAACCTTTGTTGACATCCTGACCAAGTGGATTTGCGACTGGGTCTGTTACCGTTGCAGCCGATGTACCATTGAAACCAACACGTAGAATATCGAGAGCAAAACGGCGCGAAATGGCATTTTGCATCATCTTCAACCATTCATTTTTAGAGCCTGAGTTCGCCCATTGAGTCATGGTTTCCCAAAGAATGTGCGCACCAGAATCAGTTTTAACCAACTCGTAGGTGTTACCACTTTGGCCTACTTCTACGCTAAAGCGCTCATTGTTGCCGCGGCCTGTTGATAGACCATCGTTACCAACATCAACAACCTGGCCTTTGATTTGCTGTACAGGCAGCATCGCGATCATGCCCAAGAAGGCATCTGACTGCATAATTGCCTGACGCAGCTTAGTTTCCATTGGCGGCGTAAGGTTAAACATCGTTTGACCTGCTGACGCGCCTGCACTTGTCAACATTGTTGCAGAGAACTCTTGCAGGTATTGAGTTGAAATTGCGTTCAGCATTAAAACATCTCATCTCCTTAGCTGAGAATTTATCGTCAGCGCCAGAACCATCTGGTTCTTGACCCGGAACTTCTTTTGAAAGTTCAGCGAATTGGTTTTCGAGACCGTTCACTTTCTCGATTAACGGTTTTAGTTTTTCGTCCAGAGTGGCAGAGAACAACTCAACGCTTGTTTCCTTATATTCTGGCTCTGGCGTTTCTGGTTCGTCTTGCAAGTTGAACTCTTCTTTCAGTTCTTGCTTGAACTCGCCTTTGAATGCAGAAAACTGCTCTTGCAGTGCTGCTTTAAGTTGCTCTTCGGTCACGTCGGTGTCCTCTACTTTTGATGGAGTTTCTGGCCCTTCATCGCCAGAAGAGAAAAATTCATTGAATGCCGCGAAAAAGCGGTCCTTGCGCGTGAAACACTCAGAAAAATCGACTTCTTCCAATGCGCTGCACTCTAATTCGGTGGTTTCACCTGATTGACGAGAGAATTGAAGGAGAGAGGTACCTGTGGAGGCTGGGGAGTCAGTCGCAGCTAGGCCCATTAAATAGCAACGCCCTTCGCCCTTGTAATCGGGATTTGGCTCGATGGATGTGAACAACTTTTGCTTTTTGCGGTTGGCTTCGAGCATGAAGTCGTTAGGTTCGAGTTTGGCGAACAAGCGCAATTTGCCGTCTTGCTCTTCTGCTTTAAGCTCAACAACCTTGCCCCAGTTATCACCAAAGCCATAAAAACGACGGTGCTCTGGCCAGATTAGTGCTGTGTACTCTTTCGGATCGTAGCTTGCTGCCATTTGCTCAATCCATTCACGGGTAATTTTGCGCCCGTCAACGGTTGGCCCTTCAGTAGCAATAATTTTCCAGTCACTCATCTTTGGCATTGCAGTACTCAAACTTGTCATTCACATTTCGATTTGAGCCAACAATACGCCTTTGAATGACTGCTTTCAGCCACTTCAATTCCTAGAAAATT